TACCTTGATTGAAGCGGCAATGGAAAGAGAAGTGGAGATAAAAGAAAGTGATGAGGTGATAATTGGTTGCGATGTGGCAAGATATGGAGATGATAAAACAGCAATTGCGGTAAGAAAAGGAGCAAAAATTATTGAACTGATTTCTTATCAAGGGCAAAATTTGATGCATACAGTCGGAGTTCTAAAGCAACTTTACGAAAAATATGGTGGAGTGATAAATATAGACGATACCGGATTAGGTGGTGGTGTGACCGACAGATTAAGAGAATTAAATATTCCCGTGAATGCTTTTAATTTTGGTGATAAAAAGAATGTTAGAGAAAAGCATAAATATTATGATTTAGCGACTGAATTGTGGGGCTGTTTAAAGGAATTATTAAAGCAAGGTTTAATTTCATTACCCAAAAATAAAGAATTGAAATTACAACTAGCACAGAGAAGGTATGAAATCTTATCAACTGGGCAGATAAAATTAGAAAGTAAAGATGAGTTAAAGAAAAGGGGCTTAAAATCACCAGATTTGGCGGATGCGGTAGCACTTGCTTGCTATTCCGCTCCTAAATTGGAGATAAGATGGGTATAAAAGACTTTTTGACTAAAATCTTTAGCTTTAAAAAGAAAGAAGGTGAACTTCTAAAAATGCTTCGCTATGCTTTAAAAATTGAAGAAGAAAAAATATCCGAAGCTCAGGCTTATGAACTAATTGAATGGATTTATACCTGTATAAAAGTAATTGCTCAAAGAGTTGCGGGCTTACCTTTCTATGTTTATAATAAAGAAGGTAAAGAAATTTATGATGGGCCCTATAAAATTTTAAAGACACCTAATCCTTTGATGACGGGTTATTCTTTATTTGAGGGCACGGTTAGTTGGCTATATTTAAAAGGCTTTGCGGTTTGGTATTATAATAAAAATGAGAAAACTTTGTGGCTTTTACCTTCCGACCAAATTAGAATTGAAGGAAAATTTGAAACTATAAACGATATCATTATAAAATTCGGTAATGAAAAATATAAATTCACCGACTTGATTTTCTTTAATTTTTGGAATTATAAATATCCAAATGCCTATTGGGAAGGAATTTCACCTATTCAGGTCTTAATGAATATTTTACAAATTGAACAAAAAATAAATAAACACCACGCAATAATTTTAGATACTTTAATGAATGTAAAGGGCTTTTTGACTTCTGAACAACCCTTGACTGATGAACAAAGAAAAAGTTTAGAAGACTCGTTAAGAGCGAAACTAATGGGTTATGAGAAAGGGGCAATGATTGGAATTTTACCACAAGGATTTAAATTCCAGCCTGTTGATGTTAAATCCGAAGACGCCTCTTTTATCTCTTTGAAAAAACTTAATCGGGAAGCAATTGCTGCCGCTTTGGGAGTGCCACCGGCAATCGTAGGAATATTTGAATATGCTAATTATGCCAATGTGAAAGAACAATTAAGGCTATTTTGGGAATATACGGGAATTCCCTTGTGCGAGCGGATTGCTAATGTAATAAATTCATTTTTCCTGCCTAAATATTTTGGCGAATATACTTTTGAATTTGATTATTTATCAGTGCCTACTTTAGCGGAAACGAAAAGAGAAATTATGGATACTTATGCTAAATTAGTTTCTTCAGGCATTATCACAATCAATGAGGCAAGAGAAGAGCAAGGATATAAAAAAGTGCCTTGGGGCAACAGCTGGTGGGGTCCGATGACATTGGTCCCGCTTGCGACTTTAGTTGAAGAAGAAAAAGCTTTAAAAGAATTGAAAGAAAAGCAGGCATTTTCAAAGAGACGGATATTAACAAAAGAGCAAAGAAAAATGCTTTGGAATGGTTATGATAAGATTTTAACTGCTTATGAAAAAATAATGAGAAGACAGGTAAAACAATTCTTTAATGAGCAGTTAAAAACAATAAAAGAAAAAATAAAACAATATTTTTTAAGTTTAGAAAAAGAATTTGATATAAAAAGTTTAAATGCCAAAAAAATAGTAAGAGAAATTTACGATATTGATTATTGGCAAAATAGATTTTTAACCTTGACGAGGGCTTTAATGTATGATATAATAAAAGTAGGTGGCGAAAGAGCATTGGCGATGGTATTAGAAGGTAAAAAGCAGGAAGATTATGTATTAGATATGTCCCGGGTGGAAGTTTATAAATGGCTTGAGGAGTGGGCAGGAAGAAGGGTAAGAGGTATTCAGGAAACAACAAGAGATAGGCTAATTGAAGTTATTGAAGAAGGTATAAAAAAAGGAATTGAAGAAGGTGAAAGTATTGTTCAAATTGAAAAAAGAATTGAAAAAATGATTGAAAACGATTTTGCCTTATCTGTTCCACGCCGGCTTGAATATATTGTGAGAACCGAAACCTTGGGAGCGATGAATTTTGGGCATATCTGTGGTTATGAGCAATCAGGAGTGGTAGAAGGAAAAGAATGGCTGGCAACTATGGATGAGCGGGTAAGAGATGCCCACGCCGAAGCGGATGGACAAATAGTCGGTATGGATGAGCCTTTTGTTGTTGGTGGTGAGGCTTTGGAATATCCCGGAGACCCAGCAGGTAGCCCTGAAAATGTGATAAATTGTAGATGCACAGTTTTGCCAGTTTTGAAAGAAGAATTTTAAAAGGGGGTAGATATGATTAAAAAAGTTTTTGAAGGTTTAATAAAAGAAGTAGATACAAAAAGACGCATAGTAAAACACATAATCACAAAAGAAATAGAGGATAGAGAAGGTGAAAAGATTATAGTTGAAGGAATAAAGACAGGTGCTTTTATGCAAAATCCTGTTGTTCTATGGAGACACGGATTAGACCCTATTCGGGGCGGCTTACCAATCGGAAGATGTATTGATTTACAGGCAGGCAAAGATGATGATGGAATACCGGCTCTATTTGCGACGACACTTTTCTTTACTGATGAGTTTTCGGAGATGCTTTTACAGATGTATGCGGGCGGATTTTTAAATGCTTGGAGTATAGGTTTCAGGGTATTGAATAGAAAGAATAACACGATAACTGAAAGTGAGCTTGTTGAATATAGTGCTGTTCCTGTGCCCGCAAACCCAGAAGCATTAAGTAATGCCGAAAAAGTTGGAATTTTAACAAAGGAGGTGAGAAAAATGCTTGAATTCAAAGGTGTAATTCCTTACAAAAAGACCCATTTGGCAGACCCAGATGAAGAATGGGATGCTGCCGAAGAGGTCAGAAAAGCAGATGTAGAAGACTTAAAAATAATGTGTGCTTGGTTTGATGACGAAAATCCTGATGTTAAGGCATCTTATAAATTACCTCATCACAAATGTAATCCCCCTCATTATTCTTGTGTTTGGCGGGGAGTAGTAGCAGCAATGGCAGCTCTTTTCGGTGCTCGGGGTGGTGTTCAAGTGCCGGAAAAAGACCGAAGAGGAATTTATGAACATCTTGCTCGGCATTATGAAGATTTTGGTAAAGAGCCACCGGAATTTAAAGAATATACTGAAGACGAATTAAAACTGCTTTTTCCTGAAATCTATTTAGAAGACTTACTGCTTAAAGCAAAAGAAATTATTGATGACTCATATCTTTTAATGTTTAAGGCTGGGCGTGTGCTTTCCGCAAAGAATAGAAAAAAGATTGAAGAGACAATTGTAAAATTAGAAGAAGCAATTGAAGAACTTGAAAGATTGTTAGAAGTCTCAATTATACCTGAAGAAAAAAACTTAATTATTTTAGCCGCAAAAGCCTTACAGGAGGTCAAAAATGAAAAGTAAAAAAACTAAAAAAAAGATTAAAAAAGAAAAGAAAAGTAAAAAAGTTGAAGTTAAAAAATAAATGGAGGTGAAAAATGACCGAGAAAGAAGCACTTGAACTTTTAGAAGAAAAATTTGTTACTAAAAAAGACTTTGAAAAACTTCACGCCGACTTTAAAAAATTCTATGAAGAATATCAAAAAAATATGGTAAAAATCCCGGGTGCTGGTTCTTTTATCCAAAAAGATAATCAGACGAAAGAGATTGCTTACAAATGGTATCTTGCTTTCTTAAATAATGACTACAAAGAGATTGAAAAACTGGCTAATGAATATCCTGATGCTTTTATTCAAACAAAGCAATTAACGACTATTTCCGCACCAGCTTTAGTTCCTACCGAAGTTTATGAAGATATTATTAAAAAAATTGAAGAGATAAAATGGCACAGAAAATACTGCACAGTCATAAAAATTAACGCAGCGAAAATTACAATTCCAAGTGAGACAACCGGTGTTACGGGTTATTGGGTAAGTGAAGGAACACCGCCAACTTTAGAAGCACCAACAATTACCGGAATTGAATTTTCAACAAATGAATGTGCGGCTGGTGTTTTAGTTTCAATAAAACTTGTTGAAGTTTCTACACCTGATATTGTTGATTTTCTAAACTATTTAGTTGCCAAAGGGATTGCGAAAACTGAATTTACGGCTTTAATTACAGGTGATGGCAGCGGCAAATGGAATGGTTTAAATGCTTATACTGATATTGCTGAAATTGATGCTACTGACAAAACTCTTTATGATGTTTTAGTTGAAGCCTTTTCCGCAATTGAAGAAGATGATTTGGACAACTCCGTTTGGATAATGAACCGAATTGTGATGGGTAAAGTTTACAAAGCAAAAGACACAACTGGCCGACCTTATTTTGACCCAAAAGAAAAGGCTATTTTCGGTTTACCAATCCTTCTACACTCTTCTATGGGTAATGATGAGATGTATTTCGGCAATCCAAAAGCATATTGGATACTTGACCAAAGAACACTGAAAATTGTTGCTTCTTCCGAAGGTAAAGATTTAATTACAAAAAGGCTGGCTCTTATCTTTGCTTCTAATGATAGCGACGGAAAACTAACAAGAACCGAAGCATTTGTAAAAATAATCAATATTGCTTAATGAGAGGTGAAAAATGATTAAGGTAAAGCAAACATTCATTTGGGAAGGTATAAGGTATAATGTCGGAACAGAACTAAATGAAAAAGAGCTTAAAAAAGAAATATTGGAGCGATGGCTGAAAAACGGCTGGATTGAACTCGTAAGAGAAGAAAAAGACCTAACAGGTAAAAGCGAAAAGAAAGAAAAATAATCTAAAGTAATGTTTCTGACAATTGCGGAACTGCGGAGCTTCCTACCGGATATTTTGGGCGATGAGGAATATCTTTCGCTTTTAATTAAAACTGCCACTGACCTAATTAAACAATATACGGGTAGGCAAATTGAATATGGCGAATATGAAGAAGTTGTTAATTTTACAAATGGTAAAATTTGGATAACGGAAAGTCCGATTGACGAGGTGATTAGTTTAGAAGTTGATGGAATAATAATAACTGATTACGAAAAATTCGCTGACTTTATTTTAATCACTCAATTTGATAAAGGACAAGCGAAAATAAGATATAAGGGCGGTTATAAAGAAATTCCTTATCCGATTAAATACGCTTGTGCCTTAATCTGTAAATTTCTACATCAGAGATTAAAGCAAGGAATTATAAGTCGGGAAAGTATCGGTGTGATATCAGTTGACTTTTTAAATGAAGATGAGATAAAAAGAAGCATTTCGCATTATTTAGCAAGATACATTGTTTTTAGACTATGATTTTAAACAATTGCCTCGTGAATATTTACCGAAAGGAAGTAAAAAAGGTTGGCGAAACTTATCAGGCAGGTAATTTTGAAATGATTTATGAAAATATCCCTTGCCATATTCAGCCAAGAAGTGAAATCTTACAGACTAATGTTTTTATGAAATATCCTGATGCTAATTATTTAGGCGTGATTGATGCTTATTTTAAAATCAAAGAGATGGACGAAATTGAAGTGATAAGTGGCGACGAAAACTTAAAAAATAAAAGATTTATCATTATGGGTATTTTAGCCTATCCCGACCATTCAGAACTGGCATTAAAAGAAAAAAATGTTTGAGTTTAAAATAGATGCTTCTAAATTTCTTAAAGGAGTTGATAAATTACAAAAAGACTTATCAAAAAGAATTGAAAAATGGCTTTATTGGGGGCTTATGACTATTCAAAAAGACGCAATGAAAAACTTAAAACCTTGGAACCCACCTTTGGAAAAAGGAGTTGATACGGGTAGATTAAGGGCTTCAATAATTTATGAAAAACATCCTTTTAGATATGAAGGCAGAGTAGGACCGACGGTGAATTATGCTAAATATTTAGAATTTGGAACCCGACCAAGATTAGTTATTATTCCAGCCATAAAAGATGAGGCTTTTAGAACTTCAATGGAAAGATGGTGGCAAAGACATTTAGAAGGACCGCCTGGCAGAATTCTTTTATCGGGCAAGCCCTATCCTTTCTTACGAACTGCTTTTGAAAAAAACAGGCAAAAAATTTACGAAAGACTTAAAGAAATCTTGAGGTTATAATGTATTACGAAATATTTCAAAGAATAAAGGAGAAGGTAAGAGAATTAGTGAGTTTCCAAACATTTGCCTTTGGTGATTTATTAAGAAGAATTCCGCCACCCGAAGAATTGAATACTTTCTTACCTGCTTTTGTGCTTGAACCTACCGATATTGATTTTGAGTTTTTATCAGCTCAAAAAGATGTTTTAGAAGAAAGGATAAGGTGGCAACTTCATTATTTAACAAGATGGACAGGTAAAGAAGAAGATTTGAGCGAAAGATTAGAACTAATGAATAAATTGATACCAAAAATTTTAGAACTTGAAAATGAAAGGTTAAATAATAAAAAAATAAGGATAGTAAGTTTTTCAATAACAAGAACATTTGATTTAGAATTGATAAGGGAAGCTCCGCAGTTTTCGGATTTGTCAGGCATTACTTTAGAATTTGAAACAAAAATTATTAAGGAGGTGAAGTATGGCTAAATTAACAAAAGAAAATATTTTGGTAATTACCGACAACATTGGCTTACAAATCAAAAAACTAATTGACCTGATTGGTGATACTGAAACTTCCGATACGCTTAAAAAAATTGCCTTTTCCAATCTTACCCGAATTAAAAATTTTGCCGATACCGAAAAGATGGTTTATATTCTTGATAGTGCTTTTGAGCTTGTGAACAAACTTGACTGGTCTTATCTTGCTTTAATTTATCGCCCTTTTATAACTGACTTACATCTCAATTTAGAAAAATCACTTTCCGATTATTTCATTGAAAATAATTATTATAAAGAAGACCGAATTAACCCTTACTATGCTTTATTATGCTCTTATGTCGGAATACCTTTAAATCCAAAAGTCACATTTCCGCCAGTCACAATTTTAGCCGAATATAATTGCTCACCACCAACTTTCACAAAGAAAGATAAAGTTAATATCGCAATATTTGGTGGTGGTAAAATTGAAGCCGAAGCTTTAGAGACAACTGATGCTGAAATAATTGCTTACGGAATTAACGAAGACGGGCTGGAAGACAAATGGGAAGGAGTTTTAAGTGGCGGTGCGGGAACAAAAGTTGACCTTACTAATACTTCAGGAACAAGATGCGTTGAAATTACTAATATCACTGTTAATACAGGAGCGACCGGCGCTTTTAAAGTTCAAACAAAATTTGAAAGAACTTTAAGTGAATAAGGGGGTGAATATGGCAGTCACACCAATTGTCAAAGTTGAAAATATCGTAATGAAGGCGGGGGCTATTCTTATTGATGGTAGACCAATTGGAGCAACGCAAGAAAAAGTATTATTGGCAACAACGAAATTAGAAAAACCAATTGATTTTATCGCTCAATATCCGGGTGTGGAGATTGACAGAAGAGTGCTTGGGGTAAAATATCATATTCGTTTTAATATGCTTGAGGCAACACTTGATAATTTAAGATTGGCTTTAGACCTTGATACATTGATTTATGATGGAAATCAAAAAATTCTTTATGCCGGTCACCAACCTTTAACCCGTTTCGTTAAAAAACACACAATTGAAATCTATGGTGAAGGCGAAAATGGCTGTTTAAGAAAGTTTTATGCCTATAAAGCGGCTTTTGTTGACCCGGGTGAATTTCCACTTGCTACCCCTGATGACCCCGCAGTTATTCCTGTCACTCTTCAGTTATTCCCTGACCTTACCAAACCTGCTGACAGGTCTTATTTCTATATTGTTGACTATCTAACAACGATACCTATTGTTTCATAAATAAGTTAAGATAAACAGAAAAAAGGAGAGAAGATGAAAGTAAAAGATATCAATTTAGCAGCTGCCCTGCTTACTCTTCCAAATGTAAAATTATTAGGATGGAAAAAAGAAGAGAGGCAGGGCAAAATTTTTATCATTTTTGAACTTACGGGCTTATCTAATAACGAATTTACTAAAAAAATAACTGATTTTTTCCTTGGCAGTAATGATTTCAAGGTAGTTCCCAAAGTCTTTATGGAAAAACGGAATTATCTGAAAAATATCATTGCTAAAGCGACTAATTATGAAGATTTCCATCAAGGACCGGAAGGAGAAATTGAAAAAAAGGAGAGTTAAATGGCTATGGAAGAAAGAAAAATAAGTGTGGAAGAACTTTTGAAAGGTGGTGAGATTGAGATAAAGATTGCGAATGAAATTTACAAAATCAAAACACCTTTTACTTTTGAATTTTGGATTTGGTATTTTGATATGTTTTATGAATATGGGACATTAGGCGAAGTTTTGGGAAGTAATTTTCATAAAATTTTGTCTAAACTTACTGGTATTTCTGAAAATGATATTCTAATTAAACAGACGACTGAAGAATATAGTGATGCTTTAACAAAGATAATGAAGCAGTTAGCATTAGAAAGTGAGGTTTCCCCTTTTTTTCAAAAAGCGGCGATATCAGCTCAAGTCAAAAAAATGTTAAAAACAGCAGAAAAAGAGACTGGTATTGGCAAGTGATACACTTGTTGGCATCACAATATCATTGGACGATTGAATATATTTTAAACTTGCCTTTTATGTGGATTTGTAAACTTTTAGAAGCAAGCGGAATTTTTGAAACGGAAAGAAAAGAAGAAAAATTTGTTAAACCGACAAGGATTACGGAGGAATTCTAATGTATCAAGTTGGTGAACTTTACGCAGAATTAAAATTAGGAATTGACCAATTCACAAAAAATTTAGAACAGGCAAAACAAAAGACTAAAAGTTTTACGGATGCAATCACGAAGCTTGCTCCGGCTTTTATCGCAATGGGAGCAGCCGCAACCGGTGTTATTACAAAAACTATTTATGATTTCACTAAATATGCTAATGAAATAGATAAAGTTTCAAAAGCAACAAATATTTCGGTTGAAGCTGCTCAAAAACTTGCTTATGCTGCTGAACAGGAACATACATCATTAGAAAATTTAATGCCTTCATTAAGATATCTGTCACGAAGATATGCGGAGGCAGCCGAAGGCTCTAAAGAGGCAAAAGAGGCATTTTTGGCTTTGGGAATAAATATTGATGATTTGATAGCAAGGGGAGCAACTTTAGATGAGGTGTTATATGCTATTGCGGATAGAGCAAGAATTATGGGAGAAAGTGCTGATTTTGCGGGTAAGGCTCAAGCAGTATTGGGAAGAAATGCTTTAGAAATTATTCCATTTTTACGACTTGGCTCTAATGAAATAAGAAGATTGGGAGATGAAGCAGTAAGGCTTGGTAAAGTAGTTGATGAAAAATCAATTGCTGCTGCCAAAGAATTTCAAGATACGCTTCACGCCCTAAAGACGGCTTTATTTGGTGCTTTTGTTCCGCTTGCTAAAGATTTAATTCCTGCTTTGACTAATTTGGCTAATCGGCTAAAAAATGCTTTGATATGGGTAAGAGAAAAGGCAAGTGGAGTTTTAAAATGGGGTTTGATTTTAACTTCCGCAGTTGGTATTGTCGGAACATTTATGGTTGCTTTAGTAAAACTTGCTAATGTTATTAGGTCAGTTAGCATAATAATCCAGTTAGCTAAAAGTTCAACATTTGGATGGGTGGGAATTATTGCGGGAGCTGTGTCCGCAATCGCTACTTTTACTGCTTCAACATATCTTTTAAATGATGCTCTAAAAGGACTTCAACAAACTCAACAAAAAACAACATCAGTAGTTGAAAGATTTAAAGAAAAACTTGCGAAAGCAGTTGAAAGTCCCACGCAGTTAAAAAAAGTATTAGAAGAATTAAATGAAGTAATTAAAAAGTTTGAAGAAAGAGGCGGGCATTGGATACAAGTCGCTAATACTTTAAAAGAATTATATGCCAAATATAATGAAATTTTAAAGCAACATATTGAAGCTCAAAAGTTAGCCCAACAAGCAGAGGAAAAAACAAAAGAAGTTAAAGAAGATAAGATTGAAGCTGAAGAAAAAGAATATCAAACGGCTACTGATATAATAAGTGCTTTAAGGCAAAAAATTGAAGCTGTTGAAGAACTAAATTTAGTTTATGAGGCAATGAACCAGCTTGGAATTAAAAGAGAAGAATTGGAAAATTTAGAAATAGAACGGGCTAAACAACTAATCAATGTAATTGACGAATTAAAAAGAAGCAGAAAAGAAGATGTTGATGCTCTACAGGTTTATGAAGGTGTAACAAGAAGAGTAACCGATACTATAGTTGATAGTCTTTTTGATATTGCTTTCGCATCTGATAGAATGAGAACTTCTTTTTCTGAAGCAATGAAACAAATGCTAATTGATATGGCTAAAGCAATAGTTAAAGCATTGATTTTAAAAGCAATCTTTACCGCTCTAAAAATACCAACTGGAGCTGGTGGTTTTCTATTAGGTTTTGAAACTCCATCAGCAGACATTGCGGCAATGATGGCAGCAAAAAAAACAATGGAAGGATTTACAAGCATTGATTGGCGAAGATGGGCAAGAGATTTTGGAAGATATACCGCAATAGGTTATGAAGCAAGAGGTGGAATAAAAGTAATTGCTCCTGCTCCGAAAGTTGAAGTTTTGATTGAAAGTCCGCCCGGTGCTTATGTAAAATACATTAGAAAAGTGCCATCTTCTAATATTAAGATTGCAGAAGAAGAAGTATTTGAGAGAATAAGTAAGAAAAGGGCAAAGTTTCTATGAATTTAAAAGTAAATTTAACAATTGGAATAAGAACAATT